CACCGCCGCGAAGGTGCTGGCCGGGAGCAATGCGACAACCAACCTGGGCACTGCCGGGGCGACGATCACCGCCGGGCAGGTCGTCTATTTCGACGACACGACCAAGACCTACAAGCTGGCCGACACGGACAGCGCCACGGCTGCGGCGCGCTCGCCCGTCGGCATTGCGCTGAACGGCGCGTCCTCGGGTCAGCCGCTGATGGTGCTGACCGGCGGCGATATCACGCTTGGCGCGGTGTTGACGGCGGGCGTGGCTTATTACCTGTCCGGCAATGCTGGCGGGATTTGCCCGGTCGCGGACGTCGCCGCGGGCGATTATCCCGTTGTGCTGGGCATGGCCAAGTCCACCAGCGTTCTGGCGATCAAGATCGTCGAGGCCGGGGTGGCGATTTAACAGGGGTATAGAGCATGGCATTCCAATTCTCCACGACCGCCCGCAACGCGGCACTCGACGCCATTGAAACCGCTATCGGCACCAGCGCGGTTCTCAAGATTCGCAGCGGCTCCGTGCCTGCTGATTGCGGCACCGCCGATGCGGGCACGGTGCTTGCCACGCTCAACCTGCCGTCTGACTGGCTTGCTGCGGCATCGGGCGGCAGCAAGTCGAAGTCGGGCACTTGGGAAGATGCCAGCGCCGACGCGACGGGCACGGCTGGGCATTTCCGCATCTACGCCAGCGACGGGACCACGGTGCACATGCAGGGCACCATCACTGCGACGGGCGGCGGCGGCGACATGACGCTGGACAACACCTCGATTGCCTCGGGCCAGCAGGTCACGATCACCAGCTTCACGCTGTCCGCTGGCGGAGCGTGAGATTGATCCGTGGCGCGCCTTGCGGTCTGCCTTGAATACAACGTGCAGGTCGTAAACGTCATCGTCGCGGACGGGGACGACCCTGCGCCAAACGGCACGTTTCTTGTGCCTCTGCCTGACGATTCCCCGGTTGGACCGGGCTGGACGTTTGACGGCACCGACTTCATCGCACCGCCGCCAGAGGAAGGTTGATGGCTACCAAGACCGTCCTCCTTACCTCCGGTACGACATGGACCGTTCCCGCAGACCTCGACACCAGTGTCAACATCACTGGTATGGTCATTGGCGGCGGCGGTGCCGGTAGTGCTGGCTTCATCACGTTTTCGGGTTCGGGCGGCGGCGGTGGCGCGCTGTCCAATTTCAGCCTCTCGCTGTCTGGGCTATCGCCAGGGTCGTCTGTCGTCTACGTTTCGATCGGCGCGGGCGGCACCGGGGGTTCTAGCTTAGGCACCCCTGGCGGTGACACTTGGCTCAACAAGACATCCAACGCTATTCCGACTTCCACCGCAGATGGCGCTTTGGCCAAAGGTGGGACTGGGGCGATAGGACCTGCGTCTGTTTCAGGCGGATCGTCTGCCAGCGGTGTGGGCAGCACGAAATACTCAGGTGGATCAAGCGGCGCTGGCGCGAATTCCGCGGGTGTTGGCGGCGGCGGCGGCGGGTCTGCTGCGAAGAACAGCGCAAACGGCGGCACGGGCGGTGCAGGATATGGCACTGCTGACGGCGGTGGCGGTGGCGGCGGTGGTGTAGGCGGCAATGGTTCTTCCGCTACGTCGATTACTGGTGGCAACGGCGGCCTAACTTTTTCGGGCGCATCTGGGGGAACGGGAGGCACTTCGCCCAGCGCCGGAACCAACGGCGGCGGTGGTGGTGGTGGCTCCGGACGCAACACCAACTCGGCCACTGCCTATGCCGGTGCCGCTGGTGGAGCAGGCACTGAAAATGCGATCACCGCCGGGGGCACCGCAGGTTCGGGCGGTGGCGGTGGCGGTGGCGGCGGCTCCAACAACACCAATTCGACGGGCGGCGCAGGTGCTACCGGCGGCCTATATGGTGGCGGTGGCGGTGGCGGCGGTTTTGGTGCGGCTGCGGGGGGCAACGGCGGCAGCGGCGCACAGGGCGCCATCATCATCACGTATACTGTTCTGGTTACCAACGGCAGTTCCAGCGGGTCGGTTTCCTTCACTGGATCGTCGGCGGGTAAGGCGCTGGTTTCCGGCGCGACTAGTGGAACGATTGCGCTAACAGGTTCCAGCGACGCGGAGGTCGCGGTCGCAGGCACCGCATCCGGTTCGATTAGCCTATCTGGCAACTCGGCATCGGCGGTCAGGGTTGCAGGTTCCGTCAGTGGCGCGCTGGGCATTACCGGCAGTGCAGCGGGCAAGGCTGCGGTAGCGTCAACTGGTGCGGGCAGCATTAGCCTTGCCGGTTCTGCCGCCGCGACTGTGCGCATTGCGGCAACTGCATCGGGGTCTATGGGTCTCACCGGAAGCGCTACAGGCGCGACGGCGACAAACGAGGTCAGCGGGTCCGCCAGCGGCACCATCGCGCTCTCCGGGGCCTCGCAGGGCAGCGTGGCGGTAGTTGGCGCGGCGTCTGGCTCGCTCGGCCTGTCAGGGGCATCAGCAGGCGCTATCGCGGTTCATGGTGCGGCTTCCGGCTCGTTCGGGATTACCGGATCGGCAGCGGCATCTGCCATCGTATCTGGCATTGCTGCGGGAACGCTTGCTCTGGTAGGCGGCGCCCAAGGCAAGACCTCGATCAAGGCTGCGGCTTCCGGCGCCTTCGGAATTACCGGTTCCAGCGCTGGCGAAGTGCGCGATCCTACCAATGATGCCAGCGGGTCCATTGACCTTGGCGGCAGCGCAGCGGGCAGGGTCGCGATTGCAGGCACGGCTGGCGGATCGGTCATCCTGGCTGGATCGTCTGCATCGTCCGTCTTGGTGCGCGGATCCGGGGCAGGATCGATCTCGCTTGACGGGATGGTGTCTGGCAGGGTTCCAGTGCGAGGTGCTGCCGCTGGGCAAATAGACCTGTCTGGTTCGAGCGCCGCGTCCCTGCCGGTTAATGCCTCGGTTTCCGGTTCGCTCCTTATCGCGGGGACATCTACTGGCGCCGTGCTTGTCACTGGCATTTCGGCAAGTGCGCTAGACCTTGGCGGGTCAGCTAAAGCCACAGTTCGGATGTCGCTCACCTATTCTGATCGGCGCAATGTCAACGACAACCGAGAACCGAGAATTGCTTCGACGCCTGACACTGACCGCCGCGCATCATCCCTTGAAGGCAGCCGCAGCGCCGCGACGGCGGTAACGCAGCGTCGAGCCACAGGCGTAAGGTAGCCCGCATGATCGTCTGGACCGCCAAAGACCCCGCCGAGATCGCGGACTATACCTGGACACCGGACCTTGATGCCGGGGACACCATCGCGACCTTCACGGCCAGCGTCACCAGCTTCGCGGTCGAAATCGACAGCACCGAGGACACCGACACCACCGGAACACTATGGTTGTCAGGCGGCGCGGACAAAGAGCTGGCCATGTTCTCGCTTACCATCACCACGGCGGGCGGGCGCACGTTCCGCGAAGGCGCTGTGCTCCCCGTGTTCGACCGCGCCGCCGAGCTGCTGGCGCTGTTCCGACTGCGCTATCCCGCCTTTGCCGCCGTATCCGATGGCCTCATTTCCTACCGCCTGTTCGACGCGCTGACCGAGGTGGGAGACAACTGGCCCGATGCCCAGCGCACCAACGCGCGGCTCGCATGGTCGGCGCACAAGCTGGCCGAGGCGGGATCGCTGGGCGGCGCTGTTCCGCAGGGCGTCACCTCGTTCAAGTCCGGCACATTCTCCGCGACCGTCTCCGATGCCGTGGCGGGGCTGACCGGCTTCGATGCCAGCGTCTATGGCCGCGAGTTCGTGGCACTGCGCCGCGCAGCCTTCGCTGGCCCGCGCATGGCGTGGACCCCGCCCACGGCGATGGACTAGGCCCGTGCTGGACCAGATGTTCGCCAACCTCGCCACCGGCTTTGCCGCTCAATTCGGAGCGCCGTTCGGGGATGTGAGCGCGACATGGCCCGGCACCGCGACATTCGACACTGGCGGTTCTATCACGGCGGCAGGGACGCCGGTCAGCCTTGCCTGCAAAGCGCAGTTCGACGCGCCCAGCCAAGCCATGCGCGCCACCGAGGGCTTTATGGAAACCGATGCGCGGATCATCGTGCTGGCCTTCTCCGCCACGCTGGACACCAAGGCGCGGATTGTCGTGGCTTCGGGTGCCAACGCGGGGACGTGGGAATTGCTCAGCGTGGTGCGCGATCCGGCGGGCATCGGGTATGAGTGCCGGGCAAGGAAAATCGCATGATTGCCTTGCTGGAACCGCAGAATTCTGCCATAAATTTCGGGCCGCAACGGGACTGGTACTCCCGCGCGGCCCTGACCAATCCGACTGTTGAGGAGTCGAAAATGGCTGATACCCGTCTATGCTCGATTGATGGCTGCGGCAAGCGCGTGAACTCGCGTGGCTGGTGCAAGGCCCACTATGTCCGCTTTCTGCGGCATGGCGATCCCCTCGGTGGGGTGCATCACCTTGCGGGCGTGGCATGGTTAGAGGCTCACGTTCATCATAATGATGATGAGTGCCTGATCTGGCCATTCGGAAAAGATGGGCGCGGATACGGCAAAGTCACTCACAGTTTCTCGCGCAGGGCCAACCGCGTGATGTGTATGCTGGCCCACGGCGAACCGCCGGAAGGTCGCCCTGACTCGGCTCATAGCTGCGGCGTACCTTCGTGCGTCAATCCGCGTCATCTGCGGTGGGCTTCTGAATCTGAGAACATGATGGACAGGGTTGCCCATGGCACAGCTAATCGTGGGGAGCGACATGGGTGCTCCAAGCTAACCGCAGATGATGTTCGGAAGATCAAATCCCTCTCTGGTAGTGCATCGTCTTTCTCCGTAGCTGTCAGGTTCGGAGTAGGGCAGGAGGCCATACAGAAGATTTGGCGTGGGGAGCGGTGGGCATGGCTATGAAAGGCAGGGAGGCCCACAAGCAGCGCCTCAAGAAACTATCTGGCCCAGACCTTATCAAGGCAGCGAACCGTGTCCTGTACGTCGGTGCGGATATGATCCGCGCCTACGCACACCAAGGCATTTCTCGCGGTTCGGTTTCCGGGAAAGGCCACGTTCCATCAAGCCCAGGTGAATTCCCGAACAGGGACACAGGAATCCTGCAGGCGCACCTGACATCTAGCCTGACCGGCCCGCTTGAAGCCGAAGTCAAAAGCGAAGCCCCGTATTCAGCGGCCTTGGAATTCGGCAGCAGCAAGATGGAGGCACGGCCATTTCTCCGACCGAGCCGTGACGCCAAAGCCCCAGAAATCCAGCGCCTGTTCGAGGTTGAAATCGACAAGCTGGTGAAAGGATCAGGAACATGAAGACCATCACCCTCGCGGCCCCGTGGTCGCACCACACCCTGCCCGTGACGACCGACTATCAGCCCGGCACCCACGAGGTATCGGACGAGGTTTATGCCGACGCGGTGAAGGCGGGCGTCCATATCGAAACGGAGGAAGTCAATGGCGACGGGGATTCAGCGGCTCGTCCGGCGCGCGCTGCTCGCAAGGCTTAAGGTCAATGCCGGTCTGACCTCGCTGGTTCCGGCGGCAAGCATCAACCCGGACGGCGAACCGACATGGCCGCATATCCGCCTGCGCGCCCCTGTGACGCGGCGCCTGCGCGCGGCGGGGGTCAACGGCGGCGAAGGATCGTTCGACGTCCACGCCTTCGCCCGGTCCCGCTATGACGCAGGTTCGCGGATCGAGACGGCGGAGGACCACGCGGGCCGCATCGGCGCTGCGATCGAGGCGGCGCTGACTGACAACCGGATTGCGCTCGAAGGTGGCGGCACGGTGCGGATCGAAGTCACTGACATGCGCCTGCTTGAGGACGACACGCCCGATGCCTATCACTGGTTCGCGCAGGTCAACTGGCGCGCGCTGGCGTCCTGACATGGGCCGTGCTAGTCTGCGCGCCCCATGTCGCTCGATCCGGTCACTCTCGCGCTGTTCCGTCAGATGCTCCGCAAGGGCTATCTGACTGACATGGACGTGCAAGCCATGGCCGCCGACCTCGAACGCGAGGGGCGGCCTGACCTTGCCTATGCGGTCAACGTGACCTTCATCGAGGCGCACCTGAACCCTGACGGCACGGTGGCTGACGGCGGTAACGAGGACTAACCCAGCGCCCTAGCGTCCGCTGCGAACCTTTTTCGCAGTGGAGCCAGCGCAAATGTCCCTTCCCACCGAAGCAGATTTCGCCATCATCAAGATCGGCGACGGTGCGACCCCCACCGAAGTATTTGCCATCGCCTGCGGCATTCAGGACGTCACGATCAACCAGGCTGTCGGCACGCAGGACCGCTATGTCCGCGACTGCGCCAAGCCCGGTGAAATCCCGAATCGCAAGGTGAAGGCCACCGGCAAGTCGCTCGACGTTACCGGCTCTGGCCTGATCGATAAGGCGCAGATCGCGATCTACAACTCCGCGCTGGGCGTGGCGAAGAACTACAAGATCGAGGTTTACGCGGACAACGGCACCGACGCGGGCACCCTGCTTGGCACCTTCGCCGGGTCGTTCATGATGACCGCCTCGAACCAGTCGATCCCGCGCGAAGGGACTGCCTCGGCGGAAATCACGCTCGCCAGCAATGGCGCGTGGACCTGGACTGCGGCTTGATGGTGAGGCGTGGACACCGCAATCACCCGGGACTTCGCTGACGGGGTCTACCGCTTCTGGCTGCCCATGCCGCAGGTCATCGCCGCCGAGCGCGAGATGGCGCGGCGTGACAGCGAAGGCAACCCGCTGCCGCATTCCATCTTCGCCGTATTCCACGACCTTGGCGCGCACCTCGGGCAGCTTGGCGATGCAACCATCCTGACCGGGCCTTCCCCCGCGATGCTGTCCGATGCCCATGCTGTTATCCGAAATGCCCTTGCGGGCGGCGCTGAGGGCATGGTGAACGGCGAAGACCTCCGCACCAGTGGGACGATGGCCCGCGAATTGGTGGCGGTCTACTGCTACCCCGCGCGGCCTGCGATCCACGACCTTGGCCTCGCGTGGGAAGTCCTGCGCGCGGCGATCTACGGGATCGACCCCAAGGCCACCGGCTCAAAAAAAAAGGACGGGGACGTAAGCGACCCGCCGCTTTCGTGAAGGGCCTGGTCATCGCCAACTGCGGCGCAATGGGCCTCAACTGGGAGCGCCTGTCGATCTCTGGATACCTCGAAGCCATGGCCGCACGCTCTGGCGATCAGGACGCTGGCGCGCCGGAGATTAGCCCAGCCCTTCGGCGGTTCATGGCCGCCCATCAGGGGGAGGCGTGATCCATGCCGCAGGTTGATCCGGTCATTCTGCAACTCAAGGCTGATGTTGACCAGTATCAGGCCAATCTGACCAAGGCCCAGCGCCACACCGACGACAAGCTCGACGCGATCGAGAAGCGCGGCGCAAAAATGGGCGAAGGTCTGCGTAAGGGCTTTGACCTAGCCAAGGGCGCGGCGATTGCCTTTGCCGGTGCGCTGGTGATGGACAAGCTGGGGCAGGCAATCAGCCAGGGCCTCGAATACGCATCATCGCTGGGCGAGGTCTCGCAGCAACTGGGCGTCACCACGAAAGACCTGCAATTCTACCGCTTCGCCGCAACGCAGGTGGGCCTGTCGCAAGAGGAGATGGACCAGGGCCTGCAAAAGCTCACCAAGTCACTTGGCGAGGCGGCGCAGGGCAACAAGAAGGCCCTCGATACCTTCGCGGCGCTGGGCGTCTCGGTCCGCGATACCAACGGGAACGTGCGCACGGCGGGGGAAATCCTGCCCGATCTGGCCGATGGCTTCGCCCGGCTGGGCAGCGATGCCGAACGCAGCGCAGTGGCAACCGACCTGTTCAGCCGCGCGGGCTACAAGATGCTGCCGTTCCTGTCGGGCGGGTCGAGCGGGGTCAAGGAACTCGCGGCGGCCTACGACAAGCTGGGCATAGCCCTGTCCGAGGAGCAGATCAGGAAGGCGGACGACGCCGCCGATACGCTCGCCAAGTTCAAGGTGGTGATGGAGGCCAAGATCGCGGGCGCGGTCTCGGACAACATCGATTCGGTCATGGCGCTGGCCAATGCGCTGGTCTACCTGATCGACAAGACCGGCGGCGCGATCAGGGCGTGGCAGAACTGGCGCAAGGAACAGGCCAACCGGCTTGACCAGAACGTCATCGACGGATGGTTTACCAGCGACAAGGACAAGGCTGCGGCGCGCGCGCGGATCGATGCGCGCAATTCCACCTCGCGCGTGGTTATGTCAGGCGGTGGTGGTTCATCGCCCAAGCCGGGGAGCAAGCCCACCGGCTTTGCCGCGCCGCTCAATCTCAAGACGATAGATCCGTGGGCTGGTGCGTCTTTCGGCGCTGGCAAACTGTCGCCCACACAGAAACTGGGCGGGAACGGCGGCGACCTGTTCGCTGGCGCGCTGGGCGGAAAGCCGCTGCTCGACATTGGTCAGGCCACCGCTGCGGTCGCCAAACTGACCGGCGACCTTGAGCGGATGGCGGTTGACCTTGCGCTGGCCGAGGCAGACTTGACCGGCAATATCCAGCAGCGCGCCGAGGCCGAAAAGCGCCGGATCGATTACGATGCCGCGCAGGAAGTCGAGCGGATCAACGCATCCGACACGCTGACCCAAGCCGAAAAGAACAAGGCCGCCGCGCTGCAAGGTCAGATCGCCACCGCCCGCAAGGCGCTGGTGGACAACCGCGCCGCCGAAGACATTGCCCGCCAACAGACCGAGGCGCGCGAGGAAAGCCTGCGCTTCGAACTCGACGCGCTTGAGGCAGAGCGCGATGCCGCCACACACCTTGGAGAGCGCAACGCCATCGAGCAGCGCATCCTCGAATTGCAGCAGCAGGAGGAGGCCGCGCGGCTTGAGGCGGCAATCGCCGCTGGGCAGATCGCCGACGCATCGACCGCCCGCGCGCAATTGTCCCGCAAGCAGAGCGCAGAACGCACCGGACTTGCCAAGGGGCAGCAGGGACCGGGCGCGGCCTATCTCGACAGCCTGCGGATGGACGCGGCAGAGCTTAATGCGGCCTACGAGGACGTGGCGGCCAGCGGCCTGCGCAGCCTCAACGATGGGCTGACCGAGGCGATCATGGGGTCGAAGTCCCTTGGCGACGTGTTCAAGAACGTGGCCAACCAGATCATCGCAGACCTGGTGCGCATCGCCGTGCAGCAGGCGATCACGATCCCGCTGGCCAATGCGCTGTTTGGGGGCGGTGGGGGAGGGGGCGGCCTGTTCGGCAACCTGCTGGGCGCTATCCCCTTCTTCGCCAGCGGCACCTCGTCCGCCCCTCCCGGCCTTGCCGTGGTCGGCGAGAAGGGGCCGGAGCTGGTCCGCTTCCGTGGCGGTGAGCAGGTCATTCCCAGCCACGCCATTGGCAACATGAGCGTGGCCGGAGGCGGCGGCACTGTCGTCCAGCGCTTCCACCTCGACGCGCGCGGCGCGGTCATGACGCAGGACATCGTGAACCAGATCAACGCGATGGGCCAGCAAGCCGCAGAGGCAGGCGCGCGCGGCGGACATGCGCTGGCATCGCGCGATATCGCCAACATGCGGAGGCCCAAACTGTGAGCGAGATCACCGTCCCCGATGTCAATGACCTCATCCTGACCGGACTTTCCCTGTCCGCACCGGCACAGGTAAATCGTTCGAAATGGACTGGCAAGCGCAAGGTGGTGGGTCTGCCCGGCATTGAACTGTGGCGCGCGCAGATCAGCATCGACATTCAGGCAACCGAGGAAGCCGAGCGGCCTTGGCGCGCGTTCCTCTGGGGCCTCAAGGGTCCGACAAACTGGTTTCGCCACATTCTCCCCTGCGCCACCCATGCCGGTTCAAAGCCGACAGTCGCGGCGGGGGCGAGTGATGGCTATGCCCTGCCGCTTACCGGCCTTTCCGTCAGCACGGCCATTCTCAAGGCGGGGCAGTTCATGACTGTTCCTCTGCCGAGCGGGGCCTATCGCGTGGTCTGCCTGACCGCCGACCTCACCAGCGATGGCTCTGGCAATGCAACGGCGGCATTCGTTCCGGCGCTGGGCGAAATCCCGACGCTCGCCGCTACAGTCGAAACCAAAGACCCCTTCCTGCCCCTCGCGCTTGTCAATCCTGATCATGGGTTCGGCTATGACGGCGGTGTGGCGGGAACCAGCTTCGACGTGGAGGAAGCTCGATGAGCCTGCCTGACGGCACCGCCATTGCCGCGCTGTCCGGCGAGGTCATCAAGCCGGTATTCTATGCCTTTCTCGATATCGACGGCGGGCAGGTGCGCTGCAACACCAGCGGCGCGGACGTCACCCCGACCGGCACCGGGGACGCTGATCTTGATACCCACGCCTTCACCGGCATTTCCGGCGCGTTCATCGATATCGGCGATGTGGCCTATCGTGCGGGCGGGTCGGAAAGCGTCACCGCTACCCTGTCCGGCATCCCGTCGGTTGATGACGCGACCCTTGCCCTGCTTGCCGATCCGGCCAAGTGGCGCGGGCGCGAGGCGCGGCTGTGGCGGGTGATCCGCAACGCGTCCAACGTCCAGCAAGGCGGCTATCACGCTTACTACACCGGGCGAATGACCGCGCTTAGCCATAGCGGGGACGACAGCGGGCAGACCATCGCAGTCACCATCGAGAGCTATCTTGCCGTATTCTCTGAGGCGTCCAACCGCTCCTATCTTGGGCAGGACCGCTATGACGCGGGCGACCTGTCCGCGCAGGCAGCCATCGCCATCGCCAACGGCAACTATACCGGGGCCGTCACCCCGTCGGCCTATGGCGGGCAAATCGGGGGCGTCGGCGGCGCCTATTGGAACGGCGGTGGGTGGAACAACCTCGTATGACCGCCAGCCTTCCAGACTGGGAGCGCCGCCTCTCCGACTTCCTCGCCCAGCCCTTCGCGTTTGAGTGGGGTTCGATGGACTGCGCGCTGTTCGCTTGTTCCGCAGTCGAGGCGCTGACCGGCAAGCATCCCTATCCCGAGTTCCTAGGCGTCTATTCCGACCGGATCGGCGCGGCCAAGGCCCTGCGCAATCTTGGCAAGGGAACGCTTGAGGCGACCTTCGGCCAGAAGTTCGACGAGGTGCCGCCCGGTTTCGCGCGGCGCGGCGATATCGTCATGGCCACGGACGGTGCGATGGGAGTGTGTACCGGCCCCGCCGCCGCCTTCCTGCGCGAGGGGGGTGGCCTTTGCCGCCTGCCGCGCACCACCTTTACCCATGCATGGAGGATTGGCTGATGCCGCCGATTATCGCCGCCGTTGCCGCCATCGGTTCTGTTGTCGGCGGTGCGCTCGGTATCGGGACGCTGGCAGCCGCCGCCGGGTCAATGCTTTCGATCGGCATTGGCGCATTGGCCATTTCCACTGCTGTGGTGGTCGGCAATTCGCTGCTTTCCGGCAAGCCGAAAGTTCAGAACAGCAAAGAGAACCTTGAGCGGCTGCGCGCTTCGATCGATCCGCGCACCCCGCGCAAGTCCGTGGTCGGCAAGACCGCGCTCGCCACCGATATCCGCGATGAGGAATTCACCGATAGCCAGACCTATTTTCATCGTTTTATCGTGGTCGCGGCGCACAAGGTCCATGCCATCCGCGAAATCTGGTTTGACGACAAACTGGCGTGGACGGTTACGGGCGGGGTGACGGCAGAATTTTCAGGCTATCTATGGGTCGCGCCGATCCTTGAAGGAAGCGCCGCCAACGCGATCAACATCAGTGCGCGCATGGGCAGCACCCGCCGATACACCGGCTGTGCTTACGTCCACCTCAAACACAAACTGACCGGCAACAGCTCCAAGACTGACAGTCCATTCGCCCAGTCCATCACCACCCGCATCACCATTCGCGGCGACGGCGCATACTTCTATGACCCGCGCCTTGATAGCACCGTCGCGGGCGGAACGGGCAGTCACCGTGCCAATGACCAGGCGACATGGGCTTGGAGTGACGACGCCTGCCGCAACCCGGCGCTGGCGCTGCTGTTCTACCTGCTTGGCTGGACCATCAACGGCGACCTATCCGTGGGCAAGCGCATCCCGGCGGCACGTATCGACCTCGAAAGCTTCGCGGTCGCCGCCAACATCTGCGATGAAAGCGTTTCGACCGTGGCAGGCAGTGAGCCGCGCTATCGCTGCGATGGGGTGTGGTCAGAGGGCGATGCACCGACCACCGTAATCGACATGCTCAAGGCCTGCATGAACGCGGATCTTGATGACGTTGACGGAAAACTGCGCCTGTCCGTGTTTCACAATGACCTGACCGAAATCGACGCGGCATTCACTGCCGACGATGTGCTTGGATCATTCGACTGGCAGCCTGCTCCGCCGCTTAACGAAAGCTTCAACGTGGTGCGCGGGGTCTATACCGACCCGTCCGACGCATCGCTCTATCAGCCGGTCGATTATCCCGAGGTCGCGATTACCAGCCCCGACGGGATCGAGCGCGTTCTGCCGTTCGACATGCCGATGGTCGAAAGCGCGACACAGGCCCAGCGCCTTGCCGGTCTGCGCCTTACCCGCCAGCAATACGGCGGCACGTTCAAAGCTGAATTTCAGGCGACGGCTTGGGCTGTGCAGAAAAACAGCGTCATCACCCTGACTTTTCCGCCGCTCGGCTTTGTCGATAAACTGTTCCGTGTGGCCGAAATGAGCCTGCGCGTTGACGGCATCGTGCCGATGGTCCTGCGCGAGGAAAATGCCGCCGTCTATGGCGCGCCGTCGCTGTCCGATGCACTGGCGCCGGTCGATTCGACGCCGCACGATCCCGCGCTTGATCCGATCATTGACGCGATCAACAGCGCCGGTTCGGGATACACAGGCTACCTGACCAATGAGGCCCACACGGTCGCGGCGGCATCGGACGGCACCGTATCCAGCTTCACCGGGGCAGGCGGCGAATTCATCACATGGCTGGACGGGACCGAACTGACCGGCGGCGTAACCTATGCCGTCCAGTCCTCAACCGGCGTCTCGGTTTCGATCGATAGCGGCACCGGGGTCTACACCATCAGCGCCATGTCAGCATCGCAGGGCGAGGCAGTGCTGCGCGCGACCTATGGCGCGATGATCATCGACCGGGTATATTCGATCGCCAAGAGCATCGCCGGGGCGACTGGCACAACGGGTAGCGCTGGCGCCAATGCCAAGACCCTAACCCTGATCAGCGACCGCCAGACGATCTATTACGACGCGGCGGGCGCGGCATCGCCTTCAACGCAGACGACCACCTTCACCACCAACAAGCAGAACACCACGGCAACCGTCAACTGGTCTGTCACCGACGCGGCGGGCACGGCGCAAACCCCGGTGACGTCCTACTTGTCTGGCGCGACCGGCGACAGCGTGACCATGACCGAGGCGCAGTTCGCATCGGCGCGTAACAGCACGTCTGGAGTGATCATCACCGCCAGCCTGACCGATGGAACGACGATCACCGACAAGATCAGTGTGGTCCGGGTCTCGACCGGCGCAACTGGATCCGCTGGTTCCAACGGCACAAACGGCACAGACGGCCTCAACAATGCGACCGTCTATCTCTACCAGAGAGCGGCAAGCAGCCCGTCTGCGCCTTCCGGCACGTTCACATACACCTTCGCGACCAGCGTCCTCTCTGGCGGCACTCCCGGCTCATGGACGCAGGCAGTCCCGGAGAACGATGGAAATCCGCTCTGGGTAATCGCTGCGGTGGCATCTGCCAACACCGCAACAGACAGCATCGCTGCGGCTGAATTCTCAAGCCCGGTTATCGATAGCGGGGCGGGCCTAAACCAAGCGGTTGTGCGGCTCTACCAGCGCGCTGCGTCCGCGCCGTCGGTGCCGGGGACAACCCTGACCTATACATTCTCGACCGGGGGGCTTTCGGGGACGCTGGGCAGCTGGACAACATCTGTGCCTGCCGGTTCCAATCCGATCTATGTCACGCAGGCCGTGGCCATCAGTGCATCGGCAACCGACACGATCGCAGCCGGCGAATGGTCAAGCCCCGTTGTCATGGCGCAGGATGGTGCAACCGGCGCGGCGGGCAGCGCAGGCACCCCCGCACTGTCCATTGTCGTCACGAAAAAAGCAGTCACGCTGGCATCCTATGCCAATGGCGACGTCACTGATTTTAGCCCGGCGGTGGGCCAACTGACGGTCTATTCCGGTTCAACCGACGTCACCGCGTCGGCCACGCTTTCGGCCACGGCATCGGGGTGCACCGGCACGATCAACACCGCGACTAACACGCCGGTATCGAGCCAGCCCAAGGGCTATTACTGCGTCACGGCCATGTCGGCTGACACGGCCACGCTGACCCTGACGGCGGTCTACAGCGGTCAGACGCTCACCGAGATCGTCGCGCTGGCCAAGGCCAAGGGGGGCTATGAGATCGTATCAAGCCTGCCCGCAACCAGCCTGTTTGAGGGGCGCATTGTCTACCTCTCAACGGACGACAAGCTCTATCGCTATGACGGCGCCAATTGGATCAAGGCGGTTGATGGCGCCGACATCAGCGCCGGGACGGTCACGACCAACGCACTGGCGGCGGGCAGCGTCACCGCTGCCAAGATCAGTGTGACCTCGCTGTCTGCCATTGTCGCAGACGTCGGATTGCTCCGCACCGCTTCGTCCGGTGCCCGCTCTGAAATCGAGGCCAACCAAATCCGTGTTTACGACTCTGCCGGAACCATGCGCGTTCGCATCGGCGTCTGGTAGGGCAAAGGGAGAATGACCATGCTTGCTGCCATCCTGCTTGCCGCCGCGACCCCGCAAGTGATCGTGATCGATAATCGCACCGAAGGGTGCGAGGTATCGAGCCGCATAGCCGAGGGGAACCGCCGCCGTGCGCGGATCGAAGCCCGGCGCCTCGCCCGTGATTATAAGGCGCAGGGCGTCCCGGTTCGCGTCGTCACGCTGGAAACCGGCGATCGATCCATGCCGGGCGACACGCTCATTCGCACCGATTGCCAGTGAACCCATGGCAGCGGGCCTGCAAGTCTGGGATAGCGCGGGGACGCTGGTATTCGACAGTACCGTCGCGGACGTCGGCTGTCCGGTTGAGGCGGTGAATTCCACGACGTCCAGCCAGACTAAAAATTACACCGCCTTTGCCGGGCGAACCGCGCTTGTCCTGAATTCGAGAGGTTATGCGGCGGTCACGGTTTCCTACGGGTCCGGCTACCCGTCCATCACCTTTCCAGCGAGCGCGGTGGCGGGCGCCAACGCATGGTTGGTCATCCTGTATTGAGATCGCGACATGGCCGCTGGCATTGAAATCACGAATCCATCCGGCAAGCTGATCATTTCAGCCGAGGGGGTGGGCTATCGCTATCTCAGTCAGCCGACCTTGCTGACGTCCGGCTCAATCGTCAAATACCACTACACCACGCCGCCCTATGACTTCTGGTATGGCGACGTGTTTCCCTACGAATATGAAATCACCTTGCCGAATTCGGGTATGCCGCTGGTCGGGGTAAAACTGACGACCACAAAGCTGTTCGAGGTGACGGACGTCTGGCTCAAGAGCGGGAATACCTGGGGGATCAAGGTCCAGTCGATTTCGAGCAGCAATCTTGAGAGCATCAACCTGATGGCCGTATCCGCGCCGGACGTCTACGTGTTCTGCCCCTTCGACAATAGCGACAACACCGCAGGGGCCGGGGTCCAGTTGTTCGATGCATCGGGCAACCTGACATTCTCGACCAAGCACAAGCCGCTTTGGATTCGGCAGGGCATCGCGTTCTCTGCCGATGTGGCGACCTATTCGGGCAACCCGTCCTACACATGGTCGAACCAGACGCTATATGACAACGGCCAAAGCGCCAGTTGGACTTCGCTGACGTTCCCGCTTCTGATCAACGGCGGCGGCGCCGCGATCGCGAACGGCGTCCAGTATGGGACCAGTGAGGATATCTATCTCGGCAGTGCTGGCTACACCTATTCAGGCAGCACGATCTACCGCAAGCGCTACCTCTACCGGCAGGAAGCGCGCGAATTCACGGCAGACGACGATCTGGCATTCACGACCTACGCGACCGCGGTCCTGATCGTTGACGGGGCTATCCTATGATGGCGGTAACACGTCGCGCAGCCCTTTAGCAGAAGGCCGAATGCCAGCCTTGAAGGAATGCCCATGCCGCACAACACAATCGCCCGCGAACTCGCCGAACTCGGCAAATCAGACATGCGCCTAATGTCGCGCCTTGCCGTTCATTCGGAGCGCCTGTGCGAGGTGACGGCCGCGCTTGAGGCTAACCGGGTGCGGCGCTGCGAATTGTTGTGCGATGCCGCGAAACTGGCCACCGACGCGGAACTGCTTGACCCCATCGTCGGCGGGGAAGTGATCGAGCCTAAGGACAAGTAGCATGGTCACGGAAGCTGCCTTTGCGTTCTATGCCGCTTTGCTCGCCCTTGCGCTGTGGCGGCGTCCCCAGGCCATTACCGTGGTGCTGGGAATTGCGTTCAGCACTGCCGTTGCGGTGGCCTATGTCTGGCCAGCGGAGACGCGTTTGCCGGTGGTGATCTCGATTGACGCTGCCGTGGTGGTCGCCATGCGCCACCTCTCGCGCAAGTATCACAGCGACCGGGCAGGTATGGTCATGGCCATCGGTGCGTCCAAAATCGCCTTTGCCATCTGCGCCGCCGCTGTGTCGCTTTACCAGCCAACGCGCGCCGCCGCACTCAACGCGGCGTTTGTCGCTCAAGTCGTGATCGCTGGGGGGCTGGCAGATGGGTTCATTGCTTGGCTGGGCAATCGCCTTGGGCGCGTTCGGGATCGCGCTCACGGAATGCGCCGACGCTTGGGGGGCTGGTAGATGGTTGAGCTGCCGCACGGCGCAATTCTGGCGCGACTTGATGAGGTGGCTGGCAAGGTCGATGACCTGACTACCGAAGTCGCCAAGACGCGCGAGATCGTCGAGACATGGCAGGCATTCAAGGTCGGCGGCAAGGCTGTCACATGGGTAGCCAAGATTATCGCATCGGGCCTTGCGCTTTGGGCAGCGCTCAAACTGCTCGCGGTGGCGTTTGTGGATTTGGGGGGTGGCAAGTGAAATTCATTCAAGACGCGCGCAACTGGTGGCGGCTCTGGTCAATCCGGCTCAACGCGATTGGCCTGTCAATCCTCGCCTATGTGCAGATTGATCCCGTGGGCGCGCTAAGCGTGTGGAACATGATGCCGGGCGAGGTCCGCCACGTTCTGCCTGCCAATATCGTGACGCTGATCGGCCTCGCGTTCTTTGGCCTGTCAATGGTTGCGCGGCTTGTCGTCCAGCCAAAGCTGGACAGGGCCAATGGTTAGCGTCATGGCCCTGTCACCGTCCCCGCCGCCGCTCAAGAGCAACCGCCTTGCCGTGCTGATCGGCACAGGTGCCGCCGCTGCCCTGATCGCCACCACAGCGGCTTGGGAGGGCAAATCGAACGCGCCCTATTCCGATGTAGTGGGCGTGATGACGGTCTGTTACGGCGAGACGCAACAGCCCATGCGCCGATACAGCGATGCCGAGTGCAAGGCTATGCTGGCAGACAGGCTGGCGGACTACGCTGGCCCGGTGCTTGCCCGCAATCCAGAACTGCGCGGGCACGATAGCCAAGTGGTCGCCGCTTCGTCGCTGGCCTATAACATCGGTGTGGCGAACTATCGCCGGTCCAGTGTGGCGCGGCTGTTCAGCGCTGGCCGGTGGAAAGAAGCCTGCGATGCGTTCCTGAAATGGAACAGGGCTGGCGGGCGCGAGATCAAGGGCCTGACCAACCGGCGCAAGGCAGAGCGCGCGATTTGCTTGAGGGGGCTGTGATATGCCCATCGCCCTAGCCCTGGACACCATCATCGCCCTGTTCAAGCGCTACAAGAGCCTGTTCCTGATCGCCCCGCTGCTGATCGCCCTTGCTGTGCAGACCGCGCGGATTGAGGGCTTTCTGTGGTTCGATGGCTACAAGGTTAACCTGGCCGAATGCAAGGCGAACCACGCGCGCGAAGTGCAGGAAGCGGAACAGGCCCGCGCCGTAGCCAAGGCCAAGTCAGACCAACTTGCGAAGGAAAACGAACGTGTTCACGAAGTCCGCGCCCCTGCAAACCGCGCTGCTGCTGTGCGCTATATCGACCGTTACCGTATCGTGCGCACCGAAGCGCCTGCAACCCAAGCCCGTGCCGGTGACGATCCCGGCGCATCTGTTGAAGCGCCCGCAGATGCCGTCATGGTTGCAGTCCCC